GAAATTAAAAACATGGACAAACTCCTGGAACATTTAGATAAATTAATCAATGAATATTAAATATGATTGAAAAAAACAAAAACATAATCAAATGTTCTCAATGTGATAAAGAATTTCCAGGGGGTTACGAATACAGATTACATTGGGAGCAAGTACATTTTTACCCTTACTTAAAAAAAAATGGGTTTGATTATAAAAAAGCTAGAAAAAAATATGATTGAAAAAAAAATAGAATACAACGGAGAAATATTTATGACCTGGGAATATAAAAATTCCCGAAAATTAAATGAAATTGCAATAATGGATCCCACCGGATATGATGTAAGTCTTATGACATTCATATTAAAAGATGGTAAGACTATTTCAAAAAAAATCATATCATGTGTAGACAACGAAGAATATATTCATAAAAGATTCGTTGAATATGATGCACCAAAAAACTATGATTGAAATAAGTTATTAACAATTTTTGTTAAATAACATTCTAGTTATTAACTTACCACAAATTTAATTAAATATATTATGAGTAAAACAAAATTCCACAGAGGGAGACTCTCCCACCAAGCGACAACCTTTCTTCAAAGTTTAGAAGAACGAAACGTAAATGAAATTAGAGATTTATTTTACGATAGATTTGGTATTAACTTATCAGACAAGCAGATAATTAAAAATTGTAGCAACGTTAATGTAGATAACACTCCTGAAAGAGAAACTAAAAAAGCTCTATTTACAATTATTAACGATGGAGAAATTTCTGTTGATAATAACATTGTAAAGATTATATCTACAGATGGACAAGAATCTTATATATCTTCAGAGCTTTTTACTGCAGAAGTGATAGTTAAGATTAAAGAACAGACCATCAACAGGCTTCAGGAACAATTAAGATTGTTGAATGAAATAAAAAAGGTATGAAAATTAAAAAATTACCTACCGGAATATACACAATGACAATAAAAATGAAGAATGGAAAGAAATCTGTTGTTGTCATGTCAGAAAAACCTACGCTTTACCAGAGGTTTTTAGTCTGGAGACAATCCTTCAGATTTCGTATTTAAATTAAAAGTATCTTAGCAAATGAGTAATAAAGACAAAAGCATACCCGAAAAAATCCTTGATTCAATCAGTAACATATACCAATATTCTAATTCTGTAGAATTACATTGGATGAAAAACGAGTATGAGGAGAAACAAAAACAGAAACACAATGATAAATTATATAACAACAAAGATCAAAGACTACAAGAGAATAACGAAACATCAGAACGCAGTGTCCGATCAAATGATTCAGATATACAATTCGATCCCAAAGTTGGCAATAGATTACGCACAACACAAAATAACCCAGGAAGAATTAATATCCAAGGTCAAGACGAAAGGAATATTATTAGTGAAAAGAAGAAATTATCTTCAGGAAATTAAATGACAAAAAAATTTACACATTTTTTAGAGGACAGAAGAATAATGCTTGAGCATATATGGAATGATTCTGTTCTTAAAACATTCAAGCATACCTTTTCAGATGGATCAGAGTCTATGTTTTACCCATCGGTAAAGATTGAAAAGTTATCTGACGTAATACAATTATACGAAACCACATCAGACATTTATAATATCATAGAAACTCCATTTGTGTGGTATGCTTGTAAGTATGGATTAAAAAAATTATCCGACTCTATATGTTATACAAACATAAAAAAGCACATTAAAAAAACTTCCTTTGTGCAAACAACTTTAGATGAAAGAATAAATTTTTTTGAGAGCAGAAAAACAATCACATTAAATCAAATTCACAAAAATTATGACAAAAAATTTAGCACAGAAATTGTCCAGGCTTATTAACTCTCTGGATAAGTTACGAAAGAACAAAAAGAACCCATTTTATAATAGCAATTACACCGAAATAAATCAAATATTAGCACAGGTAAAGCCTCAATCAGCAGAGTGTGGCCTTACAATTCTTCAGCCAATAATTAATGATCAGGTTGTAACTGTAATCATGGACAACGATACCGGAGAGATGTTTCCTAATTTTAATGAAACGGAAAACATGAAAGGTCTCTCCATTAAAAGTGAGAAGCCACAAGATAAAGGTAGCGAGGTAACATACTACAGACGATATGGGCTTCAGAGTTTACTGGCCCTGGAGGCAGTTGATGATGATGCCAACAGTACTGTTAAGCGCCAACCAAATCACAAAAGATCTATGTATAACAAAACAACTCATGAAGATTTTGACTTATGAAAACTCACAATGGACTAGATTTTAGTATGGTCGAGCAAGTTGCTCATGAAAGAGGTTACTTTGTCGATAAGAACGGAACTTTTAAGACCCCAAACGACACTATAATTAAAACAAAAGACAAGCAAGGGTATGTCAGAACCTCTATCCAAATTAAAGGCAAAAACAAACACTTATTTGCACATAGATTACAAGCATATCAGATGTATGGGGAAAAAATATATAAAAAAGGAAACGTATGTAGACATCTTGATGCTGATAAAGACAACAACTCTATAAAAAATATATGTCTTGGAACAAATAAAGAGAATTTTTTAGATATTCCACGGGAACAAGTTATTGAAAGAGCTAACAGAGCGGCAAAAGCTACAATCAAATATGATAGAGATGAAGTAATTAGTTTTTATGAAAGGTGCAAGTCGTATAAACAGACAATGGAAAGATTTAATATGTCTTCCGGAGGAACCCTTCATTACATTTTAAATAAAAGAAAATTAAGCAAATGAAAAAGAGATCATTTGATGACCACAGGTTTAGATGTTCATCCCTTGGAAAAATTATGACTAACTCTAGATCTAAAAAAGATCCTCTTAGTGTTACATGTAAAAATTATTTACAAGAAATACATAAAGAGGTGGTGTTTGGAAAGACCAGAGAGATACAATCTAAATATTTAGATAAAGGAAATCAAGTTGAGGATTTATCAATCAGCCTTTATAACATGATAAATGCATCTTCATATCAAAAAAATGTAATCAGTTTTACTAACGACTTTATATCCGGAACTCCTGATATTTTAGGTGATCAGCTTATAGATATAAAATCTTCATGGGATTTTACCACATTCCCAATGCACCAACAAAGCCTTCCATCTAAAGATTATTACTGGCAAATGCAAGGTTACATGATGCTTACGGAAAAAAAGACATGCAAGGTTGCTTACTGCTTGGTAGACACACCTGAAACATTAATTCAAGATGAGCTGAGAAGATTGTCCTGGAATTTAGGGATGATAGAAGTTCCAATGGATTTAGAATCTGAAGTTTACGAAAGGCTTCAGTACTCAGACATACCTGATGAGTTAAGAGTCAAGGAGTTTATCATCGAATATAATGAACAAGACATTGAATCTTTAAAAAAACGTATTGATTTATGTAGAGAATATCTATCAGAAATTAATATAAATATTGCAGAAAAATTAAGATCATCAATAATTTAAACTGACCTGGCAGAACCAGGAAACTATTTATAATTTAATTTAATACTATGGATTTTAAACACAAAGATGGGTACGGAAGTATCTTTAAAAATTCTTACAAAGAGAAAGACAATCAACCTGATTACAAAGGTAGTGGAACTACATTATCTGGAAAAGATGTTGAGATAGCGGCCTGGGTTAAGACGGCTAAAGATGGACAAAAATATCTTAGTCTTAAGTGGGAAGAGAAGCAGCAGGAAGAGACAAAAAAGAAAACACCTGAGCCTGCAGTCGCTGAACAAAATGACCTCCCTTTTTAGTTTTTTCATTTGATTATAAGAGCAAGGGGGTTGGGAGGCCCCCTTTTTATTCCAATAAAATATGAAGACATTAAGAAAACTTAAGCTAGATACTGTTTATCAAATTGTGAAATCAACACTAGCAATAGATCCATTAGAACATTTACACACAAGAAAAAGAAAGCATGTTGAAATTAGACAACTAACTATGTATTTTATGACAGAACACACCAAGTCAAGCTTGTCTGAGATAGGAAAATTTTTTAATAAAAATCACGCTACTGTTCTTCACGCAAAAAAAACTATCAAAAACCTTATTGAAACAGAGGAAGAAATAAAAAAAATGTACCAACTTATAAAAGGTAATCTTTACAGTAGCTACAATCTTTTAAAGCATGATGAGGAATTGGATTTATTAGAACACCTTAAGAGAACCAAGGAGTTTAACATAGGACTTATCAATAGAACTATAAATATCAAAAAGATCATTGAAGATTTGCCAGAGGAAATTAGAAAAAAATATTTTAAAAGTACTGAGGAATTATTTCAGATAAAAAAACATAAAAGAAATGAACAACACATTCATTCAGCTAAGTAGAAAAATACTTACATGGGAATGGTATCAAAACTCAAATGTGTTGAGAGTATTTATTCATTGTCTATTAAAAGCAAACCATCAAGACAATAAATGGCAAGGTAAAGTTATAAGACGAGGGTCACTAGCTACATCATACGATAATATAGGAGAGTCCTTAAAATTATCTAAGCAAGAAGTTAGGACTGCAATAAAAAAATTAAAATCTACAGGAGAAATTGTCACAAATGTAACACCCAAATATCTTCTCGTATCTATTGTAAAATATGATGATTACCAGTATAGCTCAAACAAAACTAACACTCAACTAACACTCAAGCAACACTCAACTAACACTCAAGTAACACCAAACAATAATGATAATAATGATAATAATGATAATATAATAAATATAAATAATGCTATGGATCGTTGTTTAGAAAATAAAACATGGACAGAGGCAGTTAAAAAAAACTATCTATTAACTGATGAGTCTTTTGACCAATACATAAAAGCGTTTACACTTCATGCAACTCTCCAGGGCAAACTTACAATAAGCACATCAGGATATATGCAATACTTTGTTGCTTGGTATAAAAAAACAACAGGAAAAGGAATGGGAGGTAAAAAGATTATTAGATATAAAAAACCAACTCTGTGAATAATTTTATTGATTGGAATCAGATTGATTTAAAAGGAAAAACTTCAGGACAACATAAGCTTGTGTGTCCAAAGTGTATTGGCGATAGAAAAAATAAAAGAGACAGAAGTCTTAGTGTTAATATATCTAAGGGTGTTGCCAAGTGTCATCATTGTGATAGTATATCCATAAAGGAAGATATAAAAAGCATTGTTTCCATTAGCTATAAACTCCCAAAGCAAACCTGGAGAAACTACACAAAACTTTCTGACAATATAGTTAAGTTCTGCGAGTCTAGAGGTATAAGGCAAGCCACACTAAAAGAGATGGGAATCTCAGAGGAGGTTTACTATCAGCCTCAAGCAAATAAAAAGATGAACAATATAGTTTTTAATTACTTTGAAGGAGATGTTTTGGTCAATAAAAAATATAGATCTGCAGGAAAGCACTTTACACAAACAAGCAACACAAAACCTATATTTTATAATATTAATGCTGCCCTTGGTCAAAGCGAAGTTTATATTGTTGAAGGAGAGTTTGATGTTTTAGCTATGCACCAGACAGGAATAAAAAATACAATCAGCATACCAAATGGTGCTAATGACAATGACGATTTTTGGATTAACTCCGAAAAATATTTGCAAGACATTGAGAAGTTTTACATATGCACAGATAATGATGATAAAGGCGAAGCTGTTTCTGAAAAAATTGTACAAAGACTTGGCAGATACAGATGTGAAAGAGTTCTTTTTAAAAACAAAGATGCAAATGGAGACTTGATTGAAGGGGAAGATGTTTTATTGTCATCAATCAATAACTCCAAAAAATATCCTGCTAGCGGTACATTTACTGTAGAAGATATACTAACTGACATATATGATCTGCATGAGAATGGAATGCCTGAAACGATTTATCCAAAGAGCAGATGCTTTGGTAAGCTTAAAAATATATTTAGCGTAATGAGGGGCCACTTATGTGTGGCAACAGGAATACCATCCCACGGTAAATCAAACTTTGTAGAATGGTATGTAATGAATCTTATGAAAGATTACGATATGAAAGCTTCTTTCTTTTCTCCAGAACACCACCCAATGGCACTACATCAAACTACTTTTATTGAAAAGTTTTTTGGCAAAAACTTCTTTATGGACAACGAAGGATTGCCTAGAATATCAAAGAAAGAAATTGACATATATAAAGATTGGGCACAAGAAAGACTTTACATTACAGCTCCAGAGAAAGGTAAATTCCCTACATGGAATTGGCTTATCGAAAAATTTAAAGAACAAATGTTTATCTATGGAGTAGATATATTCGTGATTGACGCTTTCAATAAACTTGAATACGATGGAAGTAAAGATAGCGAGCTTAGTAGAATTAAAAGAGTTCTAACTCAACTAACAATGTTTGCTCAGATGAATAATGTAATTATTTTTTTGGTAGTTCATCCAACAAAGATGCAAAAATCTGAACAGGGAATATACAATGTCCCAACATTATATGACTGTAGTGGTAGTGCAGATTTTAGGAATCAAACTCATGATGGATTTACAATATACAGACACTTTGAGTCAGTGAATGATGGACATTTTGATATTGACAAGAATCAAGTAGAGTTTATAACTCAAAAGGTAAAGATGAAGTTCCAAGGAGAGATGGCAGGTCGTGTTATATTTAATTATCATGTACCCTCCGGAAGATATTTTGTTGGCAACAGACCTCCAAGCTTTGTTTTTAATTCAAACAACAATGATTTTGTTGAACCTGAAGATAATATTGAAATAGATGAACTGCCATTTTGAGAAAGAAAATATCTGCATTTGATCAATACTTTCCTTCAAAAGAAGATTTGAAAGCTATGTCTTGGTGTATTGACAGGAAAATGCGCTGCTACGTTGAGCCAAAAGGTCAAGAATTTTTTGTTGTTTTTGAACAAGTTGTAAATGGAGAAATAAAAAAAACATATTCTCCTGAGACATATCAGATGCACAAAACTAGTGAGGTTATGTTTAGGATATACAAGCATATCTTTAAACAAAATGAAGAAAATGTAAAATAACCCTCCCTTTTTTAATTATATTTTATAATTTTATCAACATGTTATTATCAGACAAGTATTTTGAGAGGCATTATCCAAGGCTAAGAGGTAAAGAATTTGATATAATGACTATTAATGTCTCAAAATTTTGTGACAAAGTCCTTAATTTGAAAACAATGAAGGACAAAGAGAAAGTTTCTACACTGCTACAGCTCGATGCAACACTTTATACAAACGTAGGATCTGATTCTACTAAATCCGAAATACAGCAATCAAAAAAATTATCTAGAGTAATTTACAGATCAATAAAAAAATTAGACAAAGCCCTTGGAGATACATTTTTAAGACACCAGGACAAAAGTCTATGAAAGGGATTAGGCAGAAGTACATAGATCATGTATATAGAGTTTTGTTTGGTTTCTCTAAAGATGTAAAATTCTACTTGCTTCTTCCTGATAGTAAATACAACTTAGAACAAACTCTCATAAGGTTTAAGCTTTATGTAGAGGAGCTTATAAACCAAATAAAATCAGATGATTAGTTTAGAAAAACTTACGGATGAAGGGGTTGCAATAAGAGAAAGAGATGGTTACAGTTTTTTAAAAATAGCTAACATCCTTCATGACAAATACAAAATAGATAGTACAGTAAGAACTGAATATCAAACTTCCCAAAGAATTAAATATCTTTACAATAGAAAGAAAAGAAGAGAAGAGAATCCCGCATTGTCGCAAGCTTGCGATGAAAGGGGAATAGATATAAACACGGTTGGGTTAGCCTGGAATAAAGATAAAGCTTGGTCTATTCAGTTTAAACCAGGAGTAAAAGGCCCATCGTTTGAGGAAATGCTTAAGGACCATATACACGAAGTTAAAAACCATACTTTTAATTATGAGAAAATTAAACGAACAAGAAGCTCTTCTCCTTGCTTACTTGTCATTGATCCTGCTGACATCCATATTGGCAAGTTAGCATCATCATTTGAGACAGGAGAGGACTATAATAATCAGATAGCAGTACAAAGAGTAAGAGATGGAGTCTCAGGAATACTTGAGAAGTCTAGCTCTTTTAACATAGACAAGATAGTTTTTGTTGCAGGCAATGATATACTACATATAGACACACCGAGAAGGACAACTACATCTGGAACACCTCAAGATACAGATGGAATGTGGTATAATAATTTTTTGATTGCAAAGAAACTTTATATTGAAATACTTGATGAATTAATTAAAATCGCAGATGTTCATGTAATGTATAATCCATCGAATCACGATTACACAAATGGATTCTTTTTGGCTGACACAATAAAAAGCTGGTACAAAAAATGTGAAAATATTACATTCGATTCTAACATATCTCACAGAAAGTATTTTAAATACGGCACTTCACTCATAGGAACAACACATGGTGATGGGGCAAAGCAAGCCGACTTACCTTTGCTCATGGCCCAAGAGTCAAAAGCTTTATGGGGAGAAACAAAACACAGATATATTTATATGCATCACATTCATCATAAAACATCCAAGGACTATATAGGAGTTACTGTTGAAGCCTTAAGATCACCGACCGGAACAGACTCGTGGCATCATAGAAATGGGTATCAACATTCTCCAAAAGCAGTAGAAGGTTTTATACATTCTAAAGAACATGGACAAATTGCCAGACTAACACATTTATTTTAACATGAAAGAATCAGAATTAATTAAAATCAAAAAACAAACGGAGGAACATAAAGGACTTATGTCTGCCATACTTACCCAAATAAATAACATAGATAGAAAAGTAAATGGAGCTCTTATATTAATGAGTAAAATGCCTGGGTACAAGGAAGCAGTAGAGGTATTTAAATCTGAGAGAGAGAATGACGAACTTGTTAAGTAAAATTAGAGAACTGCAAGAGGAAGGTAAGATACAGAAAATATCTTCTAACAAAGATCTTGTGGTATTCAAAGTTATTGATAGCTTCAAAGAAAGAAGTAGGAAAGGTCAGGAAAAATATAAGAAAACGCTGGCTGAAAATGATTTATCTTTGTATGAATGGTTGCAGCACCTAAAAGAAGAGCTTATGGATGGGGTGCTTTACATACAAAGAGCGCAGGATGAAATCAAGTCTAGAGAGAGTAGTATTCAATAGAGACCTTACACCAGAGGAATATCTTTCTGTAAGCTTTTTTATGATGTCTGTTATGATGAGGCCTGGAGAGTCTGACTCTTACTATTATGTAAAAGTAAATGATGACATGAGTCTAAACGTTACATCATATGATCCCAAAGAAGTGCTGTGGCAAGCAAGAGAGTTAATGTGTACTGACCTTCAGGCATTGTATGCCATAGTAGAGTATGAAGGATTTTACGAGCAGCTTTTAGAGGAACTGTGGTCAAGAAATATAGGAGACTACAATAGATACATAGCCCAAACAGACAAAAGCTTAGTTGACCAAGATGAAACAAGATATTGTTTTGCAAAAAAAGAAGCAGACGCTTATTTTTATTTTGACAAGATACTTCATTTAGAAAACATCCTTACCATAAGAGAAGATAATGAGGAGATATACTAAGAAAAGAAAACAAATTACCAAGAGTACCAAAGTAACATATAAAGGATATAAATTCGCTTCCAAGTTAGAGCTATATATGTACAAAGCACTAGAGAAAGAAAAAATAAAAGCTTTATATGAAGGGAAGACATACGAAGTTGTTGAGGGGTTTCATTTTTCTATGTCAAGTTACGAAAAAACTAAAGGTAAAAAAATTTTACAGGACAAAGGCAACAAGAATATTTTACCCATCAGATATACTCCGGATTTTATAGACACACAAGACCCTCCAAGATTTATAATTGAGTGCAAAGGAAATCCTAATGAGGCCTTTCCTATCAGGTGGAAGCTATTTAAAAAATATCTAATAGAGAAAAACATAAACGCCCCTTTGTTTATGCCTAGAAATCAAAAAGATTGTGATGAAGTTGTAAGGCTTTTAAAAAAAATTCCTACTCTTTGATGAGCTTGTTATACTCAAAAAAAGCTCTTTTCTCTAAAGTTCTTCCGCTTATAAGACGAGTGAGTCTGTTTAGTTCTTTCCTCTCATCCACATCTATCTGATCTCCGTATATCGCTCTCATAATTAATGCTTTACTTTGTGGATTATCAGCGAATACTAAGTCAAAATATATTGAAGATACGCTAGGAAGCTGTAATTTTCTAAGAGTTTTTTTCTTCAATCTTCTCCTATCGTCTGGGGTTTTAAATTTTTCGTTTATAAAATCATTTATTTTTTCAGGAACTACCCTAGGGTTTATTTTGTCTATGCCTACTTCTTTTTTATGTTCTGAGATTAAGCTTTTAAGCTCTGACTCTTTTAGATACAGTTCAGTGTTAATTTTTTTTAAGTCTGCCTCAAGATTGTCAAGTGTTTGATATTCCTTTACTCTTGGATTTGTAGATCTAAACATTCTTTTAGACGCAGTCTTTGACATTTCATTAAAGAAAGTTTTGTATCCATCTTTAACTAAACTTAAATCCGCACCTTCTTTTGATAGCTGTGAAATTAGCTCTGCAGTTGCATATCCAGCTCCTACCATTGGATTTGTTGAAGGACTTGTAATAAACTTTTCTACCGCAGCTTGTAATCTTTTGGGTGATAGTACATCAAGAGAGCCATAACCAAAATACTTATACAGTGTAGCCACATCCTCATCATACATACCCTCTGCTGTGTCAAGTATGGGTGCATTTGGATCATCCCTAAATACTTTTTGCTTTCTAAATAAATCGTAATTAACAACATAAGCAGAAAATGCTGAGGCTGTTGGATTATAACCTATGTTATCTATTAAACTTCCGCTGATGGGAAGAGCGGCTTGTATATTTCTTTGAAACCCACCAAAGTCAAACTCTTTACCTGAATAGTAAGAGTTCATTATCTCCTCTCCAATATAAGAGATTGGAGCTATGGTTGGAAGCTTTCTAATTCTAATATAATTAACGTTGCCCTTTTCATCATAAGGATTTATGGGGTTTAAAACTAAGAAGTAATTAGTTCTTTCGTAAGGACTGGTCTCTTCCCTAAGCTTTCTTAAAATCTCTTCTTTTTCATCATCTTCAAAAAACAATCCAGCTAATATGGAATTTAAGGCTGTCATTCCAGCGCCCATAAATGCTAGCTGTACAATACTTGATGTAAAACCAAATGTATTTTCTGACATATATTTAAAAGGCCTTCTTGCTCCTTGTACAGTAGCATTAAGATAAGGCATAGCTTTGTCAAGCTCCTTCGTTAAAGATCCACCCTGACTAAAGTCTATGGTTTCCCTAGCTTCTGCTGCAGACGCATACTTTATGTCTTCTAAAGCCTCTCCGGTGGGCTCTACTCCATTTTCTTTTATGTAGTCCGCTATTTTATCTTTTTTTGTTTTTAAGTAAACTGAGAGCCTCATAGCTTGCTCTGATGAGGTTCCAGTGTAAGCTAAAAGATCTACGAATTTACTGTAAGTGGAAGCTCCTTTAACTCTTTTTGACTTGCCGTCTTGAGATAAGAAGTCAAATCCCATTCCATATTCTACTGCCTCTTCAAGATTCTCCTTAAACTTTCCTTTGCCTGTCAAGTCTGATTTTATTTTTCCTGCCAAGTTTAAGCTAAAGTCCCTCGCTAATTTAAACATAGCTACAGGTTTGAACTGTTCAATTCCCCTGTTGTATGCGTCAGTAAAGTAGACTATGTTGACAAAGTCCATTGGTACGTTGGCAATAAAGAAGAAAGGGTTTGCTCCTGTAGCAAAAAACCTAATAAGATTTGCTCCAGATGCAGTCGAAACAATTTTATCTCTTGTTGTGTTTGCTGAACCTAAATTTAGTACCTGTTCAGCAGCTGTATCACTCAAATACATAGTCTTTCTTTCTCCGTTTACATAAAGCCCAACTGGTTTGAATCCTTTTTCTTCTGCAACGTTTCGATCAAAGGTCATGTATTCTTGCAGCATCGGATTCTGTGCGTTGGCTGTAAACGAACTGTAAATTGCATTTAACAGTTTGTTTTGAAATGATCTTCGTATTACTGAGCTAGTGTACATAGCAAGCATCATGCTTGAGTCTTTCATGACAGTGTATTCTCCGCCATCTGTAAGAGTCATTATATCTTTTGCAGGTCTACCAGCCATCCTTAAAAACTCTGCCTTTTCTTTTTCTGTCATTTGAGCTAGGCTTTGACCTGACTCTGGGAATATTTTTTCAATGACTCTGAAAGGGCTATAGTTTATGTCTTTAAAATAATCAAACTGACCCTGTGTTATCCTACCTGAATCAAGCAATCTTCCCAGCAAAGACCTGGTTGATTCAAAATATTTATCTGACCTGTCAAATATTTGATTATATTCCTCTTTACCTATTGCTTTTTTGATCTGCTCCAAAGCGTCTCTTGCGACATCTTCGTTCATCAATTTTCCTTCAGTTGATATGGAGTATGGGTTGAAATCTTTTATCTCAAAGAATCCAGTCTCTTCGTTTCTCTCATAATAAAAATCTAATATGTCTTTATCTATGGATTTTGCCTGGTCCGGAGTCAGCTCGCTTCCGTATTGAGATTCGTATTCAGATGCCTGCGATCTTTTTTGTCTTCTGTTTTCATTGATAGATACAATCCTTCGTAGGTAAATAATACTGTCTAATGCTTTCCTTTGCTTTTGATTAAGGCCATCATATATTTCCTTACTAAAATTTTTAAACACTTGCGATGCAAGGGAGCCAGCTCCTGCTTTTGTTATTGTTAAATTCAAAGCCCTTATAGAAAGCTTATCTCCTAATCCTCTGAATATTCTTTTTATGTCAGCCTGCCTATCTATTAATCTTCTTTTAAGTGCTCTAGGAGCTTCTTTTATAAACTTCTTGGCTCTTGAAATTATCCCGGGACCTTTTAATTTTTTTTCTGCAGCATCCATGTGAGTCTCAAGAACTTCTATGCTGCTTGGTTTCTTTTGATTTTCAAAAATCTCAGGCTCTGTTTCCTGCTGCTGCTGTTGTGCCTGGTCTTCCCTTTGTATTGTTTTCTCAGCTATATCTCTTTCCCTAGCCTGTTCTTCAATTAGCTCTGCAGGCTCATCTATTGGTCTTAATTTTCCAGGCTCTTGATTGGCAACTGCATCAATAGTTTTTGTTGAGCCTGTGAAGCCTGTCAGATTTTTAAATTTATTTAAAAGAGCATCATAAGTTCTGGTTTTTTTCTTTATTCTATTTGATGGATTATCTAATATTATCTGAACCAATTCGTCTTCAGTAACACTCATTCCTCCATCCATCTCTACACCTTGCGCTAACTGATCTAAAGTTTCTCCGCCTTTTTTAAACCAAGACCTTTGTACTTCTGCAGAAACATCTTCTCTTTTAAATCCAGTGCGTTCAAAAAATTGTTTAGGATCTATTTTTGTTCCTGCAATGTATTCAAATATAGGGTCTACAGTTTGTGATGTATCTACCTTTGATTCTGTTTGTAAAGCTTGAGCTACTTCTTGAGCGTTCTCACTTTTCTCTGCTACAAATTCATTTACATCTGGACCTGCTTCTTTTGCACCATCCGGATCCACCTCTGCAGCCTTTCTTCCTTTTGTATAGTCATATTCTTGAACAAGTTCTTTTTCCGCAAGAGTATTTGTTTTTCTTTTCTTGCCTGTCTTAGAGTCGAAAGAAGCTATCAGCTTTCCTTTGCCATCGACTAAAGCTAGTGTTTGTTTTTTGGAACCTATTTCAAATGTATCAGAACCTTCGGGCTTAACAAATTCTGTAGTACCGTCTTCTTCAAATAAATTAAAAGATTTTTTCTCTTCAGCTGGCTGCTGTGCTTCTTCAGATTCAACTGTCTCTTGCTGTTCGGTAGCTGGAGTTTCATCTGATTGCAATTCTTTTATTTGTTGTTTTAAATCTTCCCTTCTGAGTCTTGCACTTTCTGTTTTCTTGTTACTCAGTGCATCTAATTCAAGTTCAAGATCAATAATTTTTTCTGTATTTTTTCCAGCAGGATCACTAACTATGTCTTCAGATATTTTAAATCTTTTTTGTTTGTTTTCTATCTTGTTTGACAACTCATTGTCGTTTGTGATTTTAATGTTGTTGTTTTTTAAATATAAATCCACCTCCTCTGGAGTGCTGCTGTCTATAAACTCCTCTATCTGCTCTTTGTTTACAGTCTTTCCGTTAAGCTCGTAACTAGCTATGCCTTTGCTAAGGTTTTTATAGTAGGGCGTGTTCTCTAGATAAGTTTTTGCAATACCCAAAGGTCCTGTAACTAAACCTCTTGAAGCACCTCCGAATGTTTCAAGCCCAGTTTCTATTGCAGAATACTCTTGTCCAGCGAATGCCCTTGCGGTAGCTTCTCCTGCTCCTCCAGAAACTCCTTCTATAACACCTGCTGCAGTTACAGCTCCAGCTTTACCTGCTGCTTTTCCTAATGCTGATGTAGTTTTTTGAGCTACTTTAGCTACACGCCCTGCTGCTTGTGTAGCAATTCCACCTCCTATTAAATCAAACAACGCTGTTGTTCCTCCTCTAACCAAGGCTCTGTTTCTTATACTTTTTCTTTTTTCGTCATCGTTAAGTATTTCAATAACATTCTCTCTATTGAAATCTTTGTCTCCTAATTCTTCTTTAAGGAACTCTATAAAAGAAACAGAAGTTTCCATCAGACCTCCTGCT